CCCCGTAAAACTTATCACCATTATGGTAACTCCTGGTGGTGAAGTAAAAGTATTTGACAAAAGAAACAAAGGGGATTATATTAAGTTATTAGTTCGTTATATTAAAGAATTTGTACGTCACAATACTAGGCAAGATGGAGAATGAATTAGAGAAGGTTCTAGAGAGCAAATTCTTTTGCCCATCAAGATTCGCACAAGAAATTGAAAAATTAGTTCAGACAAATCCTGATATGAACTATATTGATGCAATCATTCATTTCTGTGAACAGAATAACATTGATGTGGAATCTGTTCCTAAATTAATTTCAAAACCATTAAAAGAGAAGATTAAGTATGAAGCAATGGAACTTAATTTTCTAAAGAAAACATCCCGCGCTAAATTAATTTTTTGAATGATGCCGTTTGATGCATATCGTGAATATCTTGCTCTAAAAAACCATTTTACAAAAGATAGTTATGACTATCATAAGTATTGTGGAAAGAGTAGGGCAACAGTTCAGTCTTTCTACAAACGTAAAGATCGATTTTGGTTTGAAAAGTTTGCAAGAAATAAATCTGATCAAGAAGTCGTAGAGTTCTTTGTTGCTAATTTTGTTTCGTGTAGCAATCCAGAAGCACTTTGGATTGGTGAGATCATGAAGGAAGGCGAAGATAGATATCAGCAATGGCAGAAGAAAGTTCAATCTTTATCTTATATCTTTAAAGAAGAAACTCAACAACTTTTTGAGGAACATAAGTTCGAAGAAGTATTCAACTGTTCCAAAGGACACCCACCAGTTCTGAAAAAGTTCCTGAGCGGGAAACTTAGCCTAGAAACGATGGTGATTTACGATAGAATATTTCTGTACGGGAACACATTTGATAAGAAACTCAAAGATCCAGTGTGGGAAACCGTCAGTCGTAAAATCAAAAAGTATAATCCATTTCTAAATATTAATGTACCGCGTTATAAAAGTATTTTAAAGGAAGTTATTTTGGGAGACCGATGAGTTTTTTTGATTCCGAACTAGTCCGTGCAGAGATGACTGAAATCTCTGAACTTCAAGAAGAAATTTACGGAAGTGTTTTTAAATTCCCTTCAATGACAAGGGAAGATAAAATCCATCACGTTAATCTTCTTGAAAAATTATTGAGCAAACAACAGGTTTTGTATACTCGTATGAGTCTGTCTGATGATCCTGAAGCAAAAGAAATGAAAGAACGCATTTCAGACTCCGCTAGAATGATGGGACTTTCTCCTGGTGTTGATATGAATATTATTTTTTCCAACATGACTAAAATGTTGGAAGTGATGAAGCAACAGATTGACAAGACAGGTTCCGACCTGTAGAATAACGAAGTACACAAAAGCCAAATCCGTACAAATACGAGGTAATCTAATGTCTTTTAAAGATCTTAAGAAGCAATCTTCTCTGGGTTCTCTTACGCAGAAACTGGTTAAAGAAGTAGAGAAGATGAGCACAACCTCTAGTGGCGCAGATGAGCGTCTCTGGAAACCCGAAATGGATAAGACTGGTAACGGTTTTGCAGTTATCCGTTTCCTCCCTGCTCCTGAAGGTGAAGACCTTCCCTGGGCAAAAATGTATTCCCATGCCTTCCAAGGTCCTGGTGGTTGGTATATTGAAAACTCTCTGACTACTGTGGGTCAAAAGGATCCTCTTGGTGAATACAACCGTGAACTGTGGAATACAGGCACAGAAACAAACAAAGAAACTGTGCGTAAGCAAAAGCGTAAACTATCTTACTACAGCAACATCTACGTTGTAAAAGATCCTGCAAATCCTGCAAACGAAGGTAAAGTCTTCCTGTTCAAATATGGCAAGAAGATCTTTGACAAAATCATGGAAGCAATGCAACCTGAGTTTGAGGATGAAGCTCCCATCAATCCTTTTGACTTCTGGCAGGGTGCGAATTTCAAACTCAAAATCGTAAAGAAAGATGGGTATTGGAACTACGACAAGTCTGAATTTGGTTCAGTTGAACCACTGCTGGATGACGATGATGCTCTTGAAACCCTCTGGAAGAAAGAGTATTCGCTAGCAGCAGTAACTGCTCCTGATCAATTTAAGTCTTATGAAGAACTTGAGAAGCGTCTGCAGTATGTTCTTGGGCAGAAAGGTACTTCTCGTATGTCTTCTGTTGAAGAAGAGACTGAGTATGATAACTACGTTGATAACAAGGAGAGTGCTGTTGTGAAAGAACTGGAAGAGTCCTATGTTCGTTCTAAGTCTCCTTCACTTCCTGTAGTTACCAAGGAAGTTGATGAGGATGAAGACGATGCTCTTGCTTACTTCCAGCGTCTTGCCGAAGAGTGATTATTCGTAGAGTCTGATATTATCTGCTCTTTTCAAGGTAGCATTCACATATTGAGTGCTACCTTTTTTATATGGCATGATTTGTTCCATGTCATTTAAAACAACGTTAATGTAAGTTGGTTTAAGTAAGAAAATATTTCTCTTTCCATCTTGAATGTTATTTTCATACTCAAGATTTGTTACTGCTCTGGTAATGTTGTTTTGAGTTACGTTTGTTTCTAGAATAGAATCAAAATAAGAAACACTAAAGTTTTGTGGTACGATTAAACCTTCTTTAGCGATTATAGCGCCTAATGAATTTTGAACTCCGGTACATTCATAATGATGAACATTACTAAATGCTTGCTCAGATCCATATTTGTCAATCAGAAAGTTATAGTATGCTTGTTGACTTAATGGCCATTCTGTATAAACATTGGTTATATTGTTTGCAATTAATACTAACCAATCTAATGTTTCGTCGTCGTAGATTTTATATGCAACATTATCTGGTCGTTCATCACCAACGATTTTATACTTAGTGAAGAAGGAAAGATCCCCAAAAATATCTTCACGGAGTTTTCCTCTCTTGAAAAGATTTTTTACTTTTGAATAATCAGATATGTTACGTCCATCTGTAGTAGTGTTGACGTATTCAAAATCTGGAATCTGGCGAAAATAACTTGGCATCTTAGTAACCTATCTCGTCTTCTGGTAATCCTTTATAATCTTGATCATAAATTGGTTCAATTTCACTAAATCTCAATGACATTCCATATGAGGTCATTGGATATTTTCCTTCATCATCATTAAAAGTCATGTATGTTCCATCTGGAGTGTAATCAACATCACAACTAACTAAGGCACATATTTTAATTCTATTAATTGATGGGTGATCTTCTCTTCTTGGTGTTTGATATTGTATTTTAAATACATGAGGACTTTTTAAAAACACACTACTCGAAGTAGTTTTTACTGACATTCCTTGCTTAAAGAATCTAATAATACTTCTAACTTGACGTGCATCATCTTTATTTCTTGGCGACATTTTAAATGTAAAACCAAAACTCCTTAACTCAGGTCCTTCAAAAAGCAATTCTAAATTTGGATTTAAAATTGCACCAGTTGCTCTTGAAAGTAATCCTTGAAGACCCATTGCCTCTTGAGCTAATCCAATTTGAGCAGCTTGTTGAAGTTCTGTTGATTGAAGAAATTTTCCTGCTATATCTTGAATACCCGTTCCCACTTTTGCAAATAGTTCAGGAAGGCTAGATGAATTTGCTAAATTAATTGCTTGCCCTGCCCCATACGCTTCAAAAGCATTTAAAGTTAGTCCTGACCATCTAACGGTATTGCTATCACTGATACTTGGTTGAACAGGTAATATTACATATCCAAGATTGTTATCAATACTATATTTACTTGAGAGTGTCTTAGCTCCAAACTCAGTATTAAATTTTGACGCTACTGGTTTTATCATTGTAAATTTAATTACATCTTGTGTACTTAAATCAAGTGATTGTGGATATACATATGGTCCATACGAAGATCTATCTGAAACTCCTTGTATGTCTTTTATATCAAATGATGTGGTTTCTTGTGGTTTAGCTGCTTTTTTTTGAGCTTCATCTAACGTTGTACCATCTGGAGTTGGACCTTGTTGAGGCGGCTTTATTAGGTTAGTTGCAGCAGCGTTTCTTTGTTGATAACTAGGTGGGTTGGGATCATTTTTCGTTGCATCATATATTCCTTTTTCTACAGTTAGAATTGCCTTATCTCTAACATCTTTTTGAACATCTGGACGAGAAAAAAATTCTATTTCTTTTTGATCATTTGTTGTTGCATTAAAAACACCCCCCCTGGGAATAATTCCGACTGTTTTATCTCCCGCAACACTTCCTCCAAGCAAACTTGAACGTCCATCAGATTTTTTTATTATTATTTCACCAGTCTCAGAATCTACAAGAGGATAATATTTGTTATTTTTTAAACTAGGGTCATTGGACCTGAATAGATTTTTATCTCTAGACCCATAAGTTGACATCAGAAATCCTCCCCAACTACAAGAGGATTAATCATCTCAATTTTTTGTAGAGTATGAGACATTTATAATAGTTTTTTATCTATTTAGTGAGGAATCTGGCATAAGGCACAGATCGCAGATAATCGATTTCATTATTTTTTACTATGTGCAGTGGTCCAGCAACCTCTTGCCATGTGTAGTTTCTTACAGTTCCCCAGTGAAAATTTAAACCTCTAAATCCCCAACGTTGCACATCAATACATGCTATCAGTGGATGCACATCAAATTTGATATTTGGAGTTTTTGCAATGTATATGAAGGTATAATATTTTCCTACATCAGGTATAAATTCAGTTTCTCTAAACGTGTTCAAAATTTCCATCATAATAGAATCAGGATCAACTAATCCTTTTATTTTTCTCTTGAGTTGTGATACTCTTGGCGATGAAGATGTGATGTCTTTACCGAAACCTTCTGCCATTACCTGATACCTAATTCGTTTTCTGTGATGACTTTAAATTCTATTAATCTATCTGCACAGAATTCTTGTGCTGCTTTCCATTTTGCTTGGTTGACAGCATAGGTTTTCATTTCATATAACCAAGTTTTTGTTTTTCTTTTTGGAACTTTTGGTTCCACTGTTTGTTTTTTTGGTTTCACTTCAATCACATAAGTTTTAATATCACCATTCTGCTCTCTAACTTTGATAATAAAATCTGGAAAGTATCTGTGAACTTTATTATCAACTGGGGAACGATATGGAATCCAAAACTCTTCACTTCCCCATTCTAAAACATTTTCATTGAGATCGCACCAGTGACAAAACTTTCTTTCCCAACTGCTACGACAGATGATATTGTTTGGATCGCCTTTATATTTTTTAGGAAAAGAAGGTTTGTACCTGCTCTTTAAACTTTCTCCCATATCTTAGATACATAATATATTAGTAAAAATATTTATAGGCACATGCCTTCACCAGCACCAACACCTAAATCAGTAAGTCAGTTAAAGTCAACTATTTTAAATCCAGCTTTAACGTCTCATTTTGTGTGTTCTTTTAATCCACCAGATGAGGTAAGAAGTTGGGTAAATCAATATAGAAATCAAGCTGGATTAGGAGATGGATATGGATTTGAACAAAATGGAGCATCTGCAGAATTTTTTTCATTGTCTTGTTCAGAAGCATCTCTTCCAGGATCTTCTTTAGCAACTCATGAAATTAACAATGATTTTACTGGTGTAACAGAGAGGCATGTATACAGAAGGCAATATGATGATCGTGCTGACTTTACTTTTTATGTAGACCACGATTATAATATTATTTTCTTTTTCGAAAACTGGATGTCTTATATTGTAAATGAGCAATATACTGGCACAACTGGAGTTAGAAATGCTGGAATAGAAAGAATAAATTATAATTACAGAGTCAATTTTCCAAACAATTATAAAACTGAAATTTATCTTAAAAAGTTCGAAAAAGATTACAGAGGTAGAGTTCTTCAATATAGATTTTTGAATGCATATCCAATTAGTATTACATCAATGCCAGTCTCTTATGAGTCCTCTCAATTACTAAAGTGTACCGTGTCTTTTAACTATTCAAGATATATTGTTGGTGGAGGTGAAGTTTTAGAGTCTCCTTCCTTTGAAAATCCAGAGTTTGGCATTGATACCACTGGACAATTTGGACAAAGTGGATTCAACATAACAAGGAATCCTCTTCGTACTCAAGCAACAGGTGGTAATTTACTTGGACTTTAAGAGTCTATAGTTTGATAACTAAATAATCACACTGAAACTTTCTATAGGATATTATGCCTTTACCAAAGATCGCTACGCCAACATATGAGTTGGAACTACCTTCGTCTGGACAAACGATTCAGTACAGACCTTTTTTAGTTAAGGAAGAAAAACTTTTAGTATTAGCATTAGAAAGTGAGAATACAAAAGAGATTACAACTGCGATTAAAAATGTAATCAAAGCTTGTATTAGTACAAAAGGAATCAAAGTAGAAACTCTTCCAACATTTGATATCGAATATCTTTTCTTAAATATCAGAGGTAAATCTGTTGGGGAAGAGATAGAAGTTAATATTATCTGTCCCGATGATGGCGAAACTTTTGTTCCTGTAAAAATTAATATCGATACAATTCAGGTTCAGAAGAAGGAGGAACATACTAATAAAATTCAGGTTGATAAATCAATCATCATGGAAATGAAGTATCCTTCATTGGATCAGTTCATCAAGAGTAATTTTGATTTTAGTTCTGATGGTGCAATGGATCAGTCATTTGATTTAGTTGCAGCATGTATTGATAAAATTTATAATGAAGATGAAGTATGGACTTCATCAGATTGTACGAAAAAAGAGTTGATTGAGTTCCTTGAGCAGATGAATTCTTCTCAGTTTAAAGAAATTGAAAGATTCTTTGAGACTATGCCTAAACTCTCTCATGAAATCAAAGTTAAGAATCCAAAAACTGAAGTTGAAAGCACTGTCGTTCTGGAGGGTCTCTCAAGTTTTTTCGCATAGCACTGGTCCACATGGACCTTGAAAGTTATTTCAAGCTTAATTTTTCTTTGATGCAGTACCATAAATATTCATTAACTGAGATTGAAAACTTAATTCCTTGGGAGAGGGATATTTACGTTGAGCTCTTAAAGACGCATCTAGAAGAAGAAAAATCAAAGCAGCAACAAAATGGAACCTGACGACCTCGATGATCTATTAGCAAGTATAAAAGCAGAAAGTAAAAGAGAATCCGCTCTTGCTTTGTATGAAGGCGTTCGTGAGGATGATTTAGTTGATGAGAATATTGACGAAAGAATTTTAGAAATACTTGGTTTAGAGTATGTAAACGATTTTACTTATGGTGAATATAAGCAACATCTTTTTGAGGCTCTCCAAAAAATAAATACAGGAAAGGATAAATCAACTGATAGGGCAATGCTCCTTCAGGATGAGTTTAGAAGAGTAAAAAATAAAGTCGGTAAATTCAAAATCAAAAAGAAAAAAATTACTGCAGAAAATCTTGGTGTCACTGGTCCTGTTAAAGTCTCTACTGAAAGATTTTATCTAACATCAAAAGCAATTATACCTCAACCAGCAGCAGCTGCTGAAGGAAAATCGGAAGATATAAAAGATATTAGCCAAGCACTTGATGATTTGTTAAAAAGCATAAGAGATCAATACAAGCACGAACAGAAGAAAGCAGAAGAAAGCAGAAAGGAAGATGAGCAAAAGAAAAGAGCAGGTAGAGAGAAAGAACTAGAAAAACCACTTAAAAAAGTATTAGGGGCACTCAAGAAAGTAGTTGCTCCATTCCAAAGTATTTTGGATAGAATCTTAAAATTCATTCAATTTACTTTCCTTGGATTCTTACTTAATAATGTTATGAAGTGGTTTGCAGACCCTGCGAACAAAAAGAAAGTTGAGGTAATTGGTAGGTTCTTAAAAGATTTTTGGCCTGCTATATTAAGTGCTTACGTTTTATTTGCGACTCCATTTGGTAAACTTGTCAGAACAACTCTGACACTCTTGCGTTCTTGGATTCCCAAGATGGCAAGATTTTTAGTAGCAAATCCTTGGATAGCAGCAGCTGCTGGAATTGCTGGTCTTGCGATTGCTGCTAATGAAGTTACAGGGCAGCGTCAAGCAGCATCAGTTCAAACTGAAAATAAAGCAAACGCACAAACGGGTCAAGGAATGGGTCTTCAGGCAACTGACACTATGACTGATAAAGTTCCAAGTGTTGGTGATATGGGACCAACAACTCCATATGGAATGCTTCAAGGAGTTGCAGGTGGCGGTAGAATTAAAAGAAGATCCTTCTTTGGTGGGAGCAGAGATGTCAATGTAAAAGACATTGCATTTGAAGAGGGGGGTGGAATCAATGATGATAGTGGAGTAAGAATTACTGGTGCAGGTCCTGATACTCAACTCATTGCTGCTCAACCTGGCGAAGTTATGATGTCTAAGAAGGCAGTTGATAAGTATGGAGCAAACTTCTTCTTGGGATTAAACAAGAGAGCAGGTGGAACTAACATTCCAAGAATGGTAAACAATATTCAACTTGCTCAAGGTGGAGGAGTAATTAAAAAACAAATTCAAACTTTCCAAGGCGGCGGAATGATTGGAGCATTGGGCAGACTTGGACTGCCTGGTACAGGAAGAGTTATGGCACCTAAAGGAGAACAATTTAGTGGTCAACAAACAACAGTAGATAAATTTTTGGGAATGACTATTCCTGGATCTCAAAAATTTACAACTTATGGTCAAGGTGATATAGAAAGATACAATAAACTTAATCCAACAAGTCCACTTGTGTCTGGACAAGCAATGTATAGAAGTCCAGATGGGATGAGTCAATACACCGCTCCAACAACAAGGACACAATCATCAAGAAGTTCATTTGTTAGCGATGCTTTCAGAAACTTTGGACAGAATGTAAAGACGATTAAAGGTGCTGCAAGGCGTCAAGAGATTATGATGAGACAGATGGGAGTTAAGCCAGATGGATATGTAAATCTTCGTGGACAACCAATCAATTTAGGTCCACAGTCTAGAGCAATGCCTGTAGGAACTCCAACAATTATCTCAAGAACTCAAATGATTGTCCTCCCACCAACGACAACTGTTGCAAAGAAACCATCAATTCCAACAATATCTGGAACTCAAATTCCTGAGTTTAGTATTGTTGCTAATACAAATCATAGGTCACTTGTTTCAAGTGCTCTTGGAATCTCTGATTTGGTAGGATAATTTTATGGCAGTCATAGACTCTAAGAAATTATTACCAACAGGAAAACCAGGCGGTTCTATTGTAGAATCGCAAAGACCTTTCTTAGTTCCTGCGAGTAATATCTCTTTTAAAAAGTCTATTGATATCTCACAAAAACTTTTAAAACCAGCGGATAAAGAAGCACAAAGACCTGGTGACGATCTTATACTTATTAAGAAAAATGTTTTAGAGATAAAAGATATTTTCAGCAACATGTATTTACTTCAGAGAAGTGAAGATAATCGTAAAAGAAAATTAAAAGAAAAAGAAGAAGCAGAAGAAAGAGAAAAGCAATTAGAAAAAAACCCACAGGCAAAAGAAGATCCAAATAAGTTACCAAAATTATCTATTCCTGGAAGAGGCATTCTTGATACGATTAATCGTTTTCTTGCTTTTACTTTCGCTGGATTTTTAATTAATAACTATTCCAAATATCTACCAAAATTATTAGAATTTGTAAAGTACATTACTCCAGTCACTAATTTTATAGGATCTTTTGCAAAAAACTTAATGAATGGAGTAATTACATTTGTTGATTTGGGATATAAAGCATACGATCAAGTTAATAAAACGATTGAAAGTATTGGCGGAAAGGATGCAGCAAAAACATTTGATGATTTTTCAAGTAAATTAAACATTCTTTTGAATGGTTCTATTGTTGCTGCTATGTTAATTGCTAGCACTACTCCCAAAAAAATAAAACCAAAGATTGGATTTGATAGATTTGGAAGAAGAGTAGGACAAGATACCCAAAGAAGATATCTACAGAGATATGGAGAAAGACAATTTGCGGACAGATTTGGAAAGAAAAATCTACAAAAACTTGCCACAAGTGGAACAACTAATCTTGCCAAAGGAACAGTAAGACAATCATTACGATCAGTAGTAGGAGTTCCAATCATTGGTTCTCTCATTGGTTTTGTTATTGATACTGTTGTTTTTCGTGAGAAACCAACAAGAGCGGCAGCAGGTGCAGTTGGAAATGCTGTTGGACAAGGTATCGGAATTGCTCTTGCTGGAGGAACTACTCTTGGACTTGGTGCTGGTGTTGGTATGTTTATCGGTGGATTTCTGGGAGACATTGTTGGAAAATCTTTATATGATGCTTTTGTTGGTTATCAACCAGAACCTACACAAGCAAAAGCACAAGGCGGACAAATATCAAGAGGTGGCAGGAGACAAACTGCACCATCAAGACAAATAAGAAGAGTCGCACCAAGACCAAGACGAGTTCAACCACAAAGAACTCAACCTGGAAGAGATGTTGGTGGAATTAAAAAGATTGAAGCTCTCTATGGTCAAGACAAACCAGGACAAAAGAGTGGACTAAGAGCTCTCAAAAATACTTCAAGTTATTTGAAAGGAGTATCAGTTCTGAATGGATCTCTTGGAAATATCATGGGTGCATCTGTTGACTTGGCGATGGGTCAAAAGTTTGACAAGAAAACAATTAGAGCAATGGGTGATCAGTTTGGATTTGCCATCCAAAATATGGTTGATAACCAAGTCTCCATGTCTTTAGGTGATATATCAAGACAACTTGCGATGGCAAATGGTGGTGTAGTTCCTTCTAGAAGAATCGGAGAGGGATTGAGTGTTGGTGCTAGAGTTAGTATGTTAATATCTAATGCTTTATCAATCGCACTTCAAAGTTCTGCTGAAAAAGTTTTACGTAATTTAAATCAAGAGTTGAATTTGGAAGGAGGTGCTCCTGATAGTATGCCACCAGGACCTGGAGGAGGACCTGGAGCAGGAACCGTTTCAGTTTCTAGCGATAGTCCTGATTTTTGGTTACTTGCTGTAGGGTCTTTATTGGAGAATTCTCATCCACAAGGAGCAGCAGATGTTGCTCAAGTGATATACAATAGGGTCTCATCTCCTTCTTGGCCAAGCACTATAAGAGATGTAATATTGCAAGGTAATGGTGGTCAGTTTCAACCTGTTAGAGATTATGGAAATATTTCTGCCTGGAAATCAATAAAAGATAAAGAATCTGCAGTAGATTTTATAAAAAAATATGGTAAAGGTAGAACACAATCTCAGTTAGAATCTGTTGCTGCTTCATTATTGGATTCTTCTAGACAAAGATCTGCAAGAAGTTTTGTAGGACCAAGAGATAGTTTTAGAGCGACCTCTTTTGAAGATAGAGAAAATCATCTTGCAGATGACACTGAACAGAGAAGACATGGACATGTTTTTGGATTTGAACCAGGAGGAGCACAAATTGGTTCATTTAGATCTGGTAAGTTATCTCCTGCTCAAGTTTCTCCACAAACAAGAGGAACAGTAACTCAGATTAGTGCTAAGGGATTGCCTTTGACTGGAGAAAATGGAAGATTGAAACCCTCACAACTTACAAGAGTTGGAACATTAGTTGGTGGTGTTGACTATCAAGATTGGTATGGTAATGGTGCATATTTAAGAAATGATGCTGCAGCTGCCTTCTTGGCTGCAAAGGAACAAGCAAAAAAAGAAGGTATAACTATACCCATTACAAGTGCATATAGAAGTTTAGAACATCAAAGAGCAATTCAAGGAAAATATGCTGTTGTTGCTGCTCCAGGAACTTCCCGTCATGGAGAAGGAACTGCTCTAGATATTCAAACAGGAACTGCAGGTTATGCTTGGTTTGTTCAAAACGGACCAAATTTTAGATGGAGATATATGGCAATACCTGGAGACCCAGTTCACTTTGAATATGTCGGTGGATTTAAACCAACACAAAAGCAAAATAAAGTAAAACTTTCTCCAATTTTTGATAGAACTCAAGCAACATTAGGTCCATCAAAGCTAAAATCAACTGATGTTGCAATGAATACAAGTTACTCTCAAAACGGAATGGTTGCATTTGAAAATAATACAATCCTCTACCAAAAGGAATTTGTGCTCACAGGTTAAATACTTATAAAAAGATATGCTAACTAAAGAGTCTTTAACATATAATAAATTTGAGGTATACTCAAACTCAAACAAGAAGTTTGCAGACATTAGATCTGGAACTCCTAAGGTAGAGTATCGTGAAAGTGTCTTTAGCCCTTTTGTGATGATCAATGTATTTGTAATTGAAACTGGAAACAGTATTGATTCTGATACTGGCGATGGGCTAGTCTCAGTTCTTGAAGGATTAAAACTTCAAGGAACAGAAAAAGTTTTGTTTGAAATTGAAGATGCGAATGGAAATAAAATCAAACTTACTGATGATGATGACTTGAGAGTTGCTAGCGTATCAAGAGTATCTCAGTCATTTAAAAATATTACATATGCTTTGAATGTGGTATCTAAAGAAGCGTATGATAATACTCTACTCGAAAACAGAGTGAGAAGAAAGTTTGATGGTAAAGTATCTGAATGTGTTAGAACCGTTTTAACTCAAGATCTTAAAACAAAAAAGAATATTGATATTGATTCGACTCTTAATACTTATACTAAATGGGGAGTGGATGATTATCCCTTTGAAAAAATATTAGATTTTCAACAAATTGCAATTCCTGATATCCAAAATGCATCTGGCAAAACTGCTGGATATCTTTTCTGGCAAACTTCTGAGGGATTCAAATTTAAGTCATTAGATAAATTATTTGATACCAAAGGAAAAAAAATTAAAAGATATATTGAAAACAAAAAAGTTGATTATGCAAGTGTTCCTGCAGGGTTTGATGATAAAATTTTATATTCTAGAATTGATAGAACGATTGATGCATTATCTCAATTTGAGTCCGGTGCATATGGAACTGTGATAGAAGTTTATGACCCAGTAAACAAAACATACGTTAAGAACACGCCTTTTGTTGCACCATTAGAAGGAAACGGAGTCATAGCGGGAAAAGAATTGCCAGAGTTCAATTTAGATTTGAAAGAAAAAGCAACCGTTCGTATTCATCCGAAAAGGGATATTGGACAGACATTTGGGTCTGGAGACTCTTTTGATAAGCAAGTAGAAAAAAATACCGTAGAGGGTATTGTAATGGAAGAAGTTTTACAACAAACTCAACAAAATTTTAGACAGAAGTTTAATATGTCTGCTGAAATTATTATACCTGCAGACTTTAGTTTACATGCAGGAGATTTGGTATATTGTGAGTTTCCAGAACTATCAACAAAGAATACCCTTACAAAAACCCCCAAGGATAGTGGCATATATATGATATCGGATCTATGTCATTATGGTGATAAGTCCAAAACTTATACCGGTTTACATTTGGTCAGAGATTCTTTCGGTGTAAAGGTAATCTAAAATGGAAAGAAGTATTCAACAACACATTAATGATGATAAAGACGAACTCGATAATCCATCGATTAGTTCTCAACGTCGTCGTCATCTAGAAAGTGAATTAGATTCACTAGAAAAATATCAAACAAATCATCCAGATGCAAGTCACGATCCAACTTCATTGGAATTATATTGCGATCAACATCCAGACGCATCAGAATGTAGGATTTATGAGGATTAATGGCAGAGTCATCTCAAAATAGATACTTTAGAAAAGAACTAGAAAAGAGACTTGGCAAAACCATCATAGGTATAGGTCAAATTGACGCAGAAACTTTTGAAGTTGCTCAACGTCAACAGGGAAAGTTTACTGAATACAAAGAACAAGCATCTGGAATTCTTCTCAATAAGTACAAGGTTAGAATTTGTCATGCGACAAATGAAAGTGAATCTATTAATAATTTAATTGATGCGTATGGACAGGCACCTACCTCTGGACTCAGGGGAGAGCTTTGTCCTGTTCCAACTTATCCAGTAAACACTTATGTTACAATCTATAGAGACCCTTTAACGGAACTCTATTACATTGATGAGGCACATCCCAATACTGTAGTTGATTTACCTTCTAAGAAGAACACTCCTGGTTGTGGTGCTGCAAGTGGATTCATTCCTGGTTCAGCAAATTTCAAAGTTCCTCAAACCCATCAAGAACCTAGTGGTAAAGGGGTGGCAAAAGGTTCAGAAGTTCTTAGGAATACTGTACCAAGCAAAGAGGATAAAAAACAAAGTTCACACAACGAAAGCGTAACAATACCAAGTCCTTGCATACCGGTTGATACTGCTGCTATCAATAAAGAACTTGAAGGTCTTATTAAGTTTGTTGAGGATCTAAGAACAGGAGTTCTTGGTGAAGATAGTTTTCTCTCTACCAGTCAAGAATTTCTAGGGCAAGTTCAATCAAAGGTAAGTTCTGTATCTAAAATAATTTCCAATTCTATTGCTTGGTTGATTCAACAAATTAGAAAATATGTAATGAGAAAAGTCAATGCAGTTGTTAATAATACGATAGGTAATGTTTATTTAAATATTAGATATTCAGTATTAGAGGCAAAGGATGGTGCTTTAGATTTAATATCATGTTTATTTTTAAAAATTTTAAGTAATCTTGCAAATTTCATAGGAGATTTTCTTAATTCATTTATTGATACAGTATTAAATACTGGATTATGTGTAATTGAATCTTTCTTATCATCTTTAATTGGTGCGATATTGCCTTCAATTTTAAATGCGGTAAATGCTATTTTAGGACCTATTTCTAGTTTGATTGGGTCTGCAATTAGTCTTGCAAATGATGTCCTCACTTTCTTAGAAGGTATAATTGATTTCTTGACTTGTGACATAACACAACTTTGCCCTGCAACAAATGAGTGGAATTTCTTAGAGGGTGGTCTTGATTCTTCAGGATTTGGAACTCTTGATTTTAATTCAATATTTGAAAGTGCAAAATCATTTGCTGATGATATCATCTCTCTTGGAGATGTTCCTGGAGATGTTATTGGTAGTCTCTCTGGCATCAATGCAGAACAAGCAATCAACAATGCTGTTGATGCTGCAGCAAGTTGTTTAGGATTGTTTGAATGTGGTCCGCCAACAGTTTCTTTCTGGAATCTTGGGTCTGGAGGTGGAACAGTCGCTGATGCTGTTGTAAGTATTACTGGAGAGATACTTGGTGTTAATATTACCACACCAGGAAAAGGATATACAAATCCTCCGAATGTATCATTTAATGATTCTTGTGGATCTGGAACGGGAGCATATGGAACTGCTGTCATAGGTGACTATGAATACACTGACCCAGAGACTGGAGAAACTTCAACACAGACTGGAGTTCTTGATGTGATAATGGATAATTCTGGTTATGGATATCTTCCTGCTCCAGATGGAAGTATTGGTGGAATGGGAAGAACTATTGCTGGTCGTTGTCAAAGTTTGATTATAAGGGGGAATACGAAGAAGCGGGAAGGTCCTTTTGAACCAGGTACAGTTCTCAACATAAGAGCAGGAGATACAGTACGACTTGCTGGTGTTCCAGAATACATTTCAGAAGTTAATGAATCTATCACAACACCACCATGCCCAGATACAGTAAAACCAACATCACCATCTTCAACTTATTCTGTCGTCACTTCCATTGGTAATGTTGTTATCAGAGATCCTGGATTTGGATTCACTCCTGGTGATACGATTACTGTGACACCTGATAATGGAGCAGACATAACTCCTGTTATTACTGATGGATCAATAACTGGTGTGGTCATTAATAATCCTGGAATTGGATTTGCTGGTATGCCAGTGTTAACTCTAAATACCAATACAGGTTATAATGCTACTTTATTACCTGTCCTTTCATTCAAGAGAATTGGTGAAGATACTGCGTTTGATGTTCCAGCAGGAACTAAAGTTATTCAGGTTATTGATTGTGTAGGTACTCCCGATACTCCTTCACAATCCACTACTGGAACGTCATTAATATCAAAAACTGCCATAACGACCATCGATGATTTTACATCCACGCCGATACCAACACCAACACCAACATCAATGGTAATTCCTTCACCAACCCCTACACCAACTCCTTCACCAACCCCTACACTAACTCCTTCACCAACCCCTTCACCAACCCCTTCACCAACTCCTACCCCAACTCCTTCACCAACTCCTACCCCAACTCCTTCACCAACGCCTTCACCAACGCCTACACCAACCCCTATGCCAACTCCTACACCAACACCACCATCTCCACCACCAGCTCCACCACCAGCTCCACCACCATCTCCACCACCATCTCCACCATCTTATTATGGTTACCCCTAGGAGGAGTTGACTAATGGGAAAACCAAAACTCCATAACCCAGTAGAACTGGGCAGTAATTACGGACATTTAAAATTGGGTCATGTTAATCTTAATAATACTTATGCAGGGGTT